CCGTCAACGCGGCGCTCGGCAATCTCAAACACGGCCATCCTTGCGAAAACGGCGGCGGGCTGTGTGCCTGCCGTGCCGCCTGTCGGGTCACTAGGCCCGCCACCCGTGCCTGTAGGCGTCGGCTGCTGGATGCTGCCTGTCTGCACGGCGTCCGGCTGCTTGGCAACTAGCTTGTCAAAAGCGGCAGTGACTTGGGCGCGGATCGTGGTCATTAGCCGCGCCTCATTTTAATAAGGCCTTGCCCGCCGCGAATGTATGCCCGCAACAAACCTTCAACCGCAACAATGCGCGGGGGCGACGTTGGCAGGTTGCTGCCCGCAATCGTGATCGGCCCAACTGTGATGCTTTCCGATGTTGATCCGGTTTCAATCGTTGCGAATGGATCAAGCCCGCCCTGCAAAATGTGCGCCATTTCAAACTGCGCATAAATCACATCAACGGGGATCGTGTCGGGATTGATCGGCCAATCCTCTGCCAGATCGCGCACCAGCCGAGGCCAGTCGCGGGCTTGATATTGGTATTGCTTCAACCCGACAAACAAATACTTTCTGTCAATGTAAGTCGCGCCGCGCCGCAAATTGATTTCATTGGCCGCGTCTGTTGCCGCAAGCGTCCATCCCATGCTGTCGCCATAGGATGCATAAGCCGCCAGCGTGCCATAGCTGTCCGATGCCGTGCCGCCGATTGTGGTATCAAGTGTCATAAAATCCTCCGGCTGATCTTAGTGAGGGGGCAAGTTGCCCTGCCCCCCTGCAAAAATTAGCCCAGCAATGTGGCAACAAAGTTTGGCTTCCAGACCTTCGCGGCGTAGAAGGTCGTGATGTCAAACATCGCCTTGCCATAGCCTTTGTAGACCGCGATCTCGTACACGATCCCAGAGAAGGGGTCTTGCACGGTCAGGCGGTCCACGGCGCTGTCACCGCCCAAAGGTTGGGCAGGCGGACGCACCACCAACTCGGCAGCGGCGCGATGGAACGCGAAGTTGCCAGCGTAGTTCCCGCCAATGGTTACAGCCGCGTCATCTGCGATTGCAGCACGCAAGCCGGGGGCTGCGATGGTGAACGTTCCAGCAGCGCCGGACGCCAGCCCAACTTCAACCACATATTTGTTCACCGCATCACCAGCAAAGGTCACAACGTCGCCAACCTTGATGCCGGTTGCGCCAGCGGTCGCGCCGTTGAACACAATGGCAGTTGCGCCAATGGCAAGTGCACCGTTTACGGTCACGCCGGTAGCGGTGCCTTTGACGTGGCTCACAATGCCGTTGCTTTCCTTCAACATCAAGCCTTGAAGGTTCAGCAACTCACCACGGCGCAACAGGTCTTCACCGCCCGACTCGTTTACTTTTTGCAACTGTGCCAAGTTGCGCAGCTTGGTGCCCGCGTTGGTATTCATGGCAACGGTGGCCTGACCGTCCAGCGGCATACCGTTGTCCACAAGAATCTGACGCAATTCGGCAATGCTGTCGAAGTTGGTTGCGAATGGCGTGGTGCCAGCCGTACCGATAGCCCGCGAGGCGCCCTGCGAGATTGTCAGCGCGGCATAGGCCTCAATCGTGTTGGTAATGCCCCGCATAGCCTGCGCGATTTGATCGCCGTAAACGGTTTCATAGCCTGCGCCGTTGTTGAGGTGCTTGATATCCTCGCCGGTGTAGGGAATTTGCACGTTGGCAACTTTGTCAATCGTGGTCGTTTTGTTATCGACGGTCTGATCGTCACCCTCCGGGATGGTCATCGCCGGGGTGTAGCTGGTGTTGACCGTTGCAGCACGGGTGAACGCCGAGCGCACGGTATCGCCAAAGGCCGCGCGTTCGGTGCCTGCGTTGATGGTCATGGATGGAATAACACCGACAAGTTCGCGGCCAACAATGTCGGCGGCCTTGTAGATGTCTGCGGCGAGGTCGTTAAGTACGTTAGCCATTGGGTATTATCCTTTTGTGGGGGTCAGTCTTTGACTGCGCCGCCAGATTTCGAATGTTCAGCCCGCCCGCTTTGCGACAACCCGTCGAATTGCGCGCGCGTGATAGTGATTTGATTCGGCTTCCCGCCCGTTGATCCGGCTGGCTTCCCGCCGCCGCCCTTGCCCGCATCCCGAACCGCGTAGGGTTTGGATGCCGCAAGTTCCTTCGCCAGATCGGCCAAGGTAGCCCCGTGATCAGCGCCTGAGCCGATCATCGGTTTCCCGTCGGAGGTCATGATCTTTGCAGACCCGTCCTCGTGAAACTGGATGCGCCCCATCGTGCTGGACGCAATGTCGTCAATCGCCTCGGCAATAAACCCGGCTTTTGCCAGTTCCGCCTTGAGATCTGACGTGGCACCGCGCGCGTGCATCTTGCTGATACGCGTGTCGCGCTCGGTCAGCTTGCCCTCATAATCTGCCTTCATGGCGTCAAGCTTGGCCTGCGCATCATCTGCGCCCTTGCCGCTGCCCTTGGCCTTTTCGGTAAGCGCCGCAATTGTTGCGTCCATATCCGCCGGGGTGCCATACTTGGCCCATGCCGCTGCGTTGCCGCGCTCTTTCGATAGGGCGGTTTTAAGGCCCGTTACGTCCTCTGGTGCTGCAAGCGCGCCAAGATCGAGGTGGCCATCGGCCACATGCGTTTGAAGCCACGCCGGGAGCGTGGTTGCGTCGGTGATTTCGATTTTCATGGTTCAGCTTCCCGCTGTTATGGTTCGCATCCCGCGAACGTAAAAAAACCCCGCAAAAGCAGGGTTTAAGGTCGTGTGGTGTGGTGTGTGGTTAAAAGTCTTTAATCATGTCATTTGTTGCCTCTCGCCATAGATCGTTTTGCGATCTAAAGATTTGATCTCCTAGAAGTTTTTCTTCAGGATAAGCCCAAAACAATATGCTTTTGTTGTCATGTGCTATTCTAAGTTTTACAAATTCATCAGTCATCTCATATATAGGATGTGAAAAAGCAAACTTAAATTCATCTGAAAAGCACCTCCTTGATGTTGAATACATAAAGGATTCAAATCTACAATTGAGAGGCTTAGATATTTTAAGCGAAAACGTAGTCCATTTTTCCTTAATGTATGAGGCAGCAAGTAATCTACCGACTCTTTTTGCTACCCCATATTCAAATTCGTACACACGTCCGCCCCAGCCACGGCCCAACATCACTCGTCGCCCAGCATTTTGACAACGCGACCATGTTCAAGAGTTAAGTTTTCCGCAGCATAAACACGCATGTCCCATTCTTGTCTGATGCTTTTGTGTAACTCGCCAGAAAGCCCAACAAGCGCATTGGCCTGTGAAACATTCATTCTTCCTTCACAAACCGCTTCCATTGCAGCCAGCAAAAGTGCGCGATGTTCGCTTGGGCTAGTTATTTTATTGGTTTTCATCTTCTTGCCCTCCAAGGCATCCACTTTCAAAACCGGGCAGGTTGGGTGGAAACCAACTTTTCGGCGTATCCGCCTAGCCCTTGCAAACCTTAAACGCGCTCCCGCAATTCCGCAAGCGTCAATTCCCGCCCGTTTCCGTCCACCAAATCGCGAAACTTGATTTTGCCGTCGCGCCATAGATCAGCCCGGCCCGCACCGAGGTTGGCGTCTTGCCGTTCCTTGCTTTGCCGTGATAACCAGCCCTCAAACGTGGTATCCTCTGCGATCTGCCCGTCCATGCTTGCCCGCGTGGATGCCGGCAAATCAATGTCAAAGCCCAATTCACGCAGCGACTTTAGAACCGGCACGGAAGTTGATCTACATCCCCAATGCAGGTTCCCCGGCCCGCCAAGCCACGGCAGCGTGTGGTCAATTGGCTCGTGGCCCTCGACTGTGTATGTCAGGCCGTCGCGTGTGGCGCACTCGATTGTTGTGCGAAGATCAATGGTTGATACCCATTGCAGCGCCTTGACCAAATCCTGATTGGCCTCATAAAGCGATTGCCGCGACTTTTGCGATACGGCTTGGGTCGCCGACCGCACTAGGCTTTCCGCGTTGCGCCGCGATACATCCATAAAGCCCTGGACCATTTCGCCGTTTTGCGTGCCGCCCCTAATGCGCCGAACCAGCGCGGCGTTTGTTTCGCCCTCTGCAATGCCCAGCCGCATTGTGTCCGTAAAACGTTGCAGCGTGTCGCCCGCCTGCCGTGATAGCCAATCCGACACTGGCGCGCCTTGGATCAGCACCCCGTCAACAATCGCTGCAAGCTGCCCGCGTGTCACGCTGGTTGTGATCAGTTCGGCGCCCACCGCCCGGTTGATGGATGCCCTCGCAAAGTTCGTTTCAATGTCTGCGAGTTCGCGCAATTCGCCCACCATGCGCGTTGATTCCGCCCGGTATGCGTTGCGGATGGTTTCGCGGGTTTGCGCCAGCAGCTTTTCCAACCGCGCCGCTTGCCGTGTTGGTGCCGCGATGCCCGTCGGATCAATCTTGGCAAGCTGCGCCACGATGTCGCCCTCAAGCGCCTTGAGAAACCGCGCCGAATCCTTTAGCTGGCCCGCTGTCAGCCGTTGCAGATCCAGCGCGCGGCCCGTGATGCTGTCTAGGATTTCATCGTTCACGCTGGCCATTGGGTCACCTCATCCATCAGGGCTTGGCGATAGGCTGTCACTGACATCAGACCGCAATGCTCCCCTTCATGTCGTCCTGAGCCATAACCCAAGTATAGCACTTGTCGAGAAACTGCGTACCGTCGCAAACCTCAACATCAGCCAAGTCAGCGTGATAACGGCGGAAGTCTACTTCCCGGGTGTCGTCGTCAGGTGTGCCGGTGGCATAGCCCGCAACGTCAATCATAACGCTGAACTTGGGTCCGTCACTTGCACGTTGGCGACTGATTGCTGCTGTTGCAATACGGAAATATGCACCTGCAAACGGTGTGCCATACTGCGATGTTGTCATATCAATTTGAATGGCCATTAGTACGTTACCTCGCTCGTGTTCAAAGTGGCGACCCAGCGAATGTTGGTAGCCGCTGCGCCTGTGACCTCGATCTTGAGGCCACCGTTAGTCGTGTCTGCACTGAGAGCCATGCCCCATGCAGGCGTGTTGTCGAGGATGGTTGTGGCGCTGTTGACGAGCACTGTGGTTCCAGCGTTGGCCTCCCTGCGGATAAGACCTTCGACTTTCCATGCTGCGCAAGCTGTTCCGCCGGATGCCTGCTGACGTGCTACGATAGTACCGTGAAAAGCGAAGGCTGAGTTGTTGGGAAGGATAACTTGGTTTGTGGCGCTAGGTGTTTGGTTTCTAGTTGTAACGGCTTCAGGTGTGTCATCTGTAGTGTCGCTGCGGAGTACGAAACTTCCCCCCTGTGCGTCCCCTACAGAGGAAAACCTACCAGATGCATAAGCGTAGTGACCTTGAACAGTCGGGGTGGCAGATTGATAACCAAACGAATGGCTATACGAAGATAGCGCATTACCACCTCCAATTGCGACAGCTCTTGATGCATCTGAAAGACTGTCACGTCCTATTGATATAGAGTTTGTGTCCGCTGCAAGAGTGAAGCTGCTGCCAATAGCAACAGACTCTGCTCCACTTGCTTTAGCAAGCCGCCCCATCGCCACCGAGTTAGCCCCAGTAGCCCCGTAGCTTGATGTGTTGTTAGCAATAGCTGCTGCGAAGGAGTCTGCGCCGGAGGCGTAACTTGTACTTAAAGCAGTTGCGGCAACGCCGACAGCTTGGGCTGTCCACCCTATTGCTACAGCTTCATTAGCAGTTGCG